TGGCAGGCACAGTTCTATCCCTCTACAATTAAGGGTTTTTTATGGCAAGGTAAGTATGTAGGACAATATTACACTGGCTCTGCCTATGGCGCTTTTCTATTTGACCCACGTGGTGGTAAAAACGCTTTTACCACAATTAGTTCAATAGCTACCGGTCATGCACAGGGTGGTTTTACTGACCCTGACGACAATGAACTGTACCTTATTGATTATGATTCTGGCGGTGGTAATGCTCAAGTAGAACTTTTTCAAGGTAGTGCTACAAATACTACCCAAACATTTAAAACCGCACAGTTCGTTCTACCTAGACCTACTAGTATGAACTTTGTAAAAGTAGAAGCCGAAGCATATTCCGGCTCTGGTATTACGGTAAAAGTATTTGGTGATGGTACGGAAATATTTGACGCTACAATTACAGCCTCTGGATCCGTGTTTAGTGCAACAGGTTCTGCCCCTACCTCTTTTAGTGCAACAACAATTATGGAACCAATTTTAAGACTGCCTACTGGTGTACATAAAGTGTATGAAGTAGAAGTATCAGGTGCGCATACTATAAATGAAGTCTGTATTGGAGAGTCTATAGATGAACTGAGGGCTATCTAATGGCTACTAATGAAACCAAGATACCTTCAATACCACCAATACCTTCAGATGTTGACCCGAAGTTAAAGACTTACTTAAACGCTGTTGATGAAGCATTAAAGGTACGTCTTGGTAGAACAGGTGACCCAAAAGATAGAGCGGTAACTGTAAGGGAACTTATTGATACCGGACTAGCAGAAAACTTCAAAGAGAATCCTTTTGACCCAAACGCTGGGACACCACCTAATACTTTCATACCTACAGAAAGAGTTGATGTTACGATACCACCAGATGTTACTGGGTTTTCAGGTGTAGGTGCATTTCAAAAAATTATTCTTTCTTGGGACCTAGCACAGTTTGGTAACTTTGCTTTTACTGAGGTATGGCGTCATACAAGTAACGACATAGGTAGTGCTATTCGTATTGATACTACTCGAGCCCAAGTATATGCAGACACTGTAGATCTTGATGCAAATTTTTATTACTGGGTTAGGCATGTATCTACTTCTAATGTTGTTGGTCAGTTTACTAATGGTATCAACGTAACTACTTCTAAAGTTTCTAGCTCAAATGTTACTGATTTTTTTGTTGCAGACTCTATAACCGCAGCCTCTGGTGTTATTGCGGATGCAGCGATAGGCACGGCTGAGATAGCTAATGCTGCTATAACTACAGCAAAAATAGATAATGCCGCTATAACTAATGCAAAAATCCTTAATTTAGATGGGAGTAAGATAAATACAAATACACTGAACGCAAATAGAATAACAGCGAACACAATAAATGGAGTACAGAAAGGGCAAGCGCATTCATTTTCAACTATAAAATTTGAGGCAAAATCTTCTCAACACATTCCAGATATAGATAGAGATGGAACAGTGGTAGCAAACACTGGGGGGTCTGGAACAAATGGTATATATGGGTATAGAATGGTTATTGAAGATACCCAAACTTTTACAAGCACGTTTGGAAATACAAGTAATAATAGTGCTTTATTTGCTTACAATAAAACACATGGTGGGGTCACTCGTACCATACATTTAAAAAGGCTAGGCACACTAGCATTCCAAGTTATATCAAATACAACAGGTGTTTATGGTGCGGAAGCCGCTGCTACTATGTTTGGTAGATACACTGGAGATGAATCAACTTATATAGTGCTTGCTTTTGGAACTTCATCAGCTACGCCTAACACTTTTATTGCAAATGAAACGAATGGTTCAGGTGCTACTGGCACGGTAACCACAACTCAATTTAACAAGGGTCAAACTGCAGTTGAGTTATCACAAATGGGGGTAGCATCAGCACAAATAAGAGTGACCTTAAACTCCTTTTCTTTGTCTACAGGTACTTACTATTTAAATTGTTGGGGAGGGTCAAGATTTCTTGATAGAAATAGTCAGGGACTTCATCAAATGGGTAGTATAAAAATGAGTGTATTTAAACAACATATTTAAGCATGAATACAATAACTATATATGATAAACATACTGGGGAACCGCAAAGTACTTCATCTTACATTAATGAGGTAGAGAAAGAAGGTATTCTTGCAATGGTTACTGATAACCACGATTATGTAGAAAATAATGCACCTCCAACTTTAGACGATTACAAATGGACGGGTAGTGAATGGCAAGAGTTACCTAAACCACAAGAGCTGGCATTACCACATATAAGAACACGAAGAGATTATTTATTAAAACAATGTGATTGGACTCAAGCTAATGACAGCCCTTTATCCGATGCAAAAAAAACAGAGTGGGCTACTTACCGACAAGCTTTAAGAGATTTACCCGATAGCTATACAGATACTGATGAAGCCTCTAAAGTGGTATGGCCTGAAGAACCAGAATGATTTTGTACACAGAAGAACAATTAGAAATAGCGTATACTGAGTATCGGAAACTGCATATGAGAAACAATGTGCCATTTCTTAAAAAAGAAGATTTTAGAGTATTATTTGAATATCTTATGGAGAATACTACATTAGAATATGTATGATATGACTATGTTTGAACTTACGTTAAATGACTTTTACGTTGAATTTTTAGGGTTTGTACTAACTCTATTGGTTGGTTTAGCTGTAAAAGATTGGGCAGTAGGCTTTGTAAAAGGCGCTACTTTTCGTTTGACGTCGTCATTCAAAGAAGGTGATAAGGTAATTTTAGATGGCGATACCGCACTTATTATAAAAGTAGGGTTCGCTCAAACAGTATTTGGTGTGTACAACGATGACGGTTACACGTGGCGTTATATATCAAACCAAAAGATTGATACATTGAAGCTAGAGAAGATTGTAGATTCTGAGCTACATGCTGACACAGCTGAGGAGAAGGCACAAAAACTAAGGTCTTTTTTGAAGGAAGACGATTAAATTGCTAAAATATTAGAGAGGTATAATATGAGTGCAACTAGAAAAATGACAGATAAAGGTGAAGGTAAGATTGGGAACATGAAAACCCAAGAAAAAAGACTTGAACCTAGAGGTAGTGGTAACAGTGCTAATGACTTTCCAGATTTAACTGGTGACGGTAAAGTTACTATGGCTGATATTTTAAAAGGTAGAGGCGTAATTAAATAATGCCTAGAACTAGAAAAAAACCCTCTATGAAGGTTAAAAAGAAAGCACTGACTAAACGTCAGGAAGGAGCGATGAAGCGTCATTCTAAGCACCATACGGCAAAACATATGAAATATATGAAACGTAGAATGCTTATGGGTGATACATTTAGACAAGCGCACAAGAAGGCGCAAAAACAGGTAGGTGCATAATGCCAGCAAAGAAAAGAAAGGCAACTAAAAAGAAAAGTGGTGCTAAGCCAACTAATCCAGCGTTATACGCTAGAGTAAAAGCAGAAGCTAAACGTAAATTTAAAGTTTACCCTTCAGCATATGCTAATGGTTGGTTAGTTCGTACTTATAAGAAACGTGGTGGCGGTTACAGGTAATGGCTAACACGAAACCCAAAGGAGGCTTAACAGCTTGGTTTGGTAAAGGTAAGAAAGGTGATTGGGTGGACATTGGTGCACCTAAGAAAAAGGGTAGGTATCAACCCTGCGGACGTAAATCTGCTAAGAAAAGTAAACGTGCATACCCGAAGTGTGTACCACGGTCTAAGGCTCGTAGTATGACAGCTGCCCAAAGACGTAGTGCGGTCACACGTAAACGTAGAGCAGGTAACCCGGGCGGTAAACCCACAAATGTAAAAACTATAGTAAAAAGGAAAAGACGTGCCACAAAGAAGAAGAAGTAAAATGCCTGCTAGGAACAAGAAGAACTTCCGTTCTACGAAGTCTGGTGCAGGTATGACTCGTGCAGGTGTAAAAGCTTATAGACGTCTAAATCCAGGTTCTAAGTTAAAAACAGCTGTTACAGGTAAAGTAAAAAAAGGTAGTAAAGCAGCTAAAAGACGTAAGTCTTTTTGTGCACGTTCTGCAGGACAGATGAAGAAGTTTCCAAAAGCTGCGAAGAACCCTAACTCTAGGTTAAGACAAGCGCGTAGGCGTTGGAAATGTTAATGTATTACAAACACATGGATCCGGATCCTGTATTTGTGTAAAATAGAGATATGATAAATAAACCTTTAAATCATAAAGAACCGCACACCTACAAAGATTTGTGCACTAAGAAGTATTCTACAGTTCCGAATCACGACGGTTCTGTACCCGGTGAAAAACAATCTATATTTGTTGACACCAAATCACATCGTAAATTTAAAAACACTAAAGCGGAGTACTAATATGGCATACGGCTATGGTAAAAAGAAAAAGAAAGGCATGACTAAAAAAGCCAAGCCTATGAAAATGAAAGGATACGGAAGAAAAAGAAAGTAACTATACTTTTTTTGCGTTCTTATCTCTTTTAAAAGATCTATTCTGACTTGAATGCTGAACCACTAAATTATTAGGGTTGGTGTTCATTGGATTTCCATCCCGGTGGTGAATATCAAAGCCGCTGCCTTTTGTAACGACCCCATCTTTTAATGCTTGTCTGCGCACTTTGTTACGCATAGCACGTCTCTTTTTTTGTTCAGGAGTGCCCTGATAACGAGCATATTCTTGTTTATAATTTCTTGCCATTAATATTGTGTCGAAGGGTCTTCTTTTGCGGGTCTATTTGCAACAGCTTTAGGCACAGGACGGGCGTTACCGCGAAGTTGTTTTATTTGATAACCCGCAGCAGCATTACGTAAATTAATAAGTTTTCTTACTAATTCGTCCGCATTAAACCAGAAGGTTGAATCGGCTTCAAAGTCATATCGTCCACAACCTTTACACCTTTTATCCCCAAACTGGCGCACTGTACACCACCCAATACAAGGTGAGTCAGCTAAGCTATTACACTCTCCTGTTAAACTAGAGAGGTTTTTACCACTCATAAGCGTTATTTTACACATAAATTCTCTAATTTGCCTACAAATTCTGAAATATTCATAGCTTCTCTCATGAACTGCGATTTAGTAATATTGTTTACATTATCAAAATCTTGAGTAACTAGAACTAAATTGCCTATACCGAGTGCAACAAAACACGGCACACCCTCGTCTTTACGACCATTAAGCCAGGCACACTGTTGGGGTGTTAAATTAAAATTAATAGACGTTCCGTCTCTTTTGGGTAATTCTTTTTTATATTTATATTCTACAAAACAAAGGCCGGCATTGCCTGAATAGAAACAATCTGGCACGCCGCCGTGGTAGGCGTCGTTGATTTTCCATTTGTAGATAGTGGAGGGAAGTTTTTTATGTACTTTATTTATAAAGTGACGTTCTTGCATACATTACATCATCCGGCCAAGATCCGATGTAATGTATTGTAGCACATACGACGACGCATTTTGTCGCCGTATGTACATCACCTTTAGGAGTCGGTTGGATTTAAGTTAAGTTTTGAATATACTTCTTTAGCATACTCATAATCTTCTTCAGTTACCCAACCTTGGTTTTCTGCATTTAAGTTGTAAAACTTTTGTGCAGCTCTGTTTTGTGTTTGTAGAGAACTTAGTTTCCACAAAGCACTGAATCTATCGCCTCCTAGCTGTCCAATCTGAGTGTTCCATTCTCGTGAAACTCTTAGTTTAGATGAAGCAAAATCCATAAGAAAAGGAGTTTTAAGTAACTCACCTGTTTCTGGATCTTTACGAAGTAATAGATGTGATTGAGTTTGAATGATCTCATGATCTTCAGCTTTCAATCCTTCTTTTGCGAGATGATCGAGGGCTGCTGATTGACTTGTATAAGTACCAATTAGTCCACCACCGCTCTCACGTTTTCTCCAAAGAACAAAGTCTTCTTTAAAATGAACGTTAATAACGTATAGCTCCGTGCCATAATTTTCGTTAGTAACACTATTTATAAAGTCTCCTGGCTTAGCGCCGTCAATGTATGCGTCATGGTTAGGATCCACTTCGCTGTTCATTTGTTGGAGTAACTTTACTCTTGGGGTTTGTAAATGCTCGGCAGT